CATCTTGTCCTTTGTATGGGACAAGTCTATCATCATGCACAATATAAGCAAGTTTACCTTTTCTATCAGAATAGCGACCAAAGCCCATATAAGTTAAACCCATCTTGCGCGCCTCGCGCGAGGCCGCTGTTTTAGGTTCAGACTTAGCCTGTAGTGCTAAACTTTCTTCTAGGTATTCTTCAAACTTCTTCAACGAACAGGCTCCAAAGTATCATTAACAAAACGTTGCTTTCTAGTTGTGGAATTTGCGCCCATATCTAAAGGATCCATTTGATCTTTGCCAGTACCATCTTGTACTGGCTGTTGCTCAGGTGGAACTCCCTGCTGTGCCATGTACTGTTGCATCATAGCTTCTTGAGGCGTTGGCGGAACAATATTTGGCTGTGGCGGAGCAGGCGGTAATGGATTGCCCATTTCATCTGTTGGAAGCGGATTACCGTTTTCATCAACTGGTGTATTGGCCGCTTTCTCTTCTTCAATCTCTTTCTGAAGCTCTTCAATGTCTTCGTCATCTAGCATTAGAACGTTCTTGCGTACCCATGCCATTGAGTAATAACGACCAACATATGGGTCTACAGCCTGAAGAGTAGCAATACGATTCATAAGGAGTTCTGACTCCTTCAATTCATCGAAGTTGTTATCCTTCTTGAAGTCATAGTAGATATCTTCTTTAAATTCTTTCCATTCATCTTCAGTACATACTTTCTTGAGTACCAACTGAACACGAAGAATATCATCGAATAGGGTGGCAAACTTGTTACGTAGTCTTTCGATGAACTTGGAGAATTTCAATTCGTCTCTGGTAATTTCGGTCGAGCGACCAAGAATGCCACCACCAGGTTGTTGCTCTAGACGACCAATAGGAACACCAAGAGACTTGTATAACTTACGCTCAAAATACTTAACGTCTTCTAGCTCACCGAGATTTTGGCCGCCTGGAAGAGTTGTAATTTCTGTACCTTTACCGCCTTCACGACGAGGTAGCCAGAAATCTTCGAGCATGGAAAGATGCTTACGATCATCTTTGATTTCACCAGTTGTGCTATCGTAAACTAGCTTGTTACGATACTTGGTCATGATATCTTTTAAGTATTGTTCGGCTTTGATGGTGGGCATATTGCCGACATCAATATAAAATATTCTACGTTCGGGGGCACGCGATAGACGATAAATAACTGTCGCATCTTCGATCATTCTTAGGTTGTTTAGCGGCTTGATAGCTTTATGGAGATATGAGAGAACCATTGCTCTCTTTGAATCCATTAGGCCTGAATTGACATTGACGATTGCATCTACGGCAATCTTGGCGCCTAGATTGGAATGTGCGCCAATAATACCACGCTCATTATAAAGATAGTATTCGTTAACCTTCTTAATGATATCGATTGTGGTACGTGGATCTTTTGTTTTTTGAATTTCGCGGATTTTGCGGATACGGCGAGGGTCGATGTAGCGTAGTTCTAGAACGCCTTCGTTAGCTCTCTTTTCATCAATGATGACATGATAGAACATTCTTCCGTCGATATACCAACGTCTAAAAATTTCATGGCCCATGTTACCAAAGTTGAGAAGCTTTAGAACTGTATCAAATTCATCGCGTATCTTTTTCTTAACACCTTCAGGCTGCTTTAAATCATCCATATTGATTTCAACAGCTTTGTCTTTAGCGTTATTTACAATAGCTTCATTGACAATTTCGTCTATGGCGGTTTCTAACTCTGGTTGCATAGACATTTCTCGGTAGCGGGTGATGAGTTCGATCTCATTTCTTACTACGCCATCAAGATCAACATAAGTGCCATAATAGGCACCAGATTGAATAGTTACAGCACCATCGTCGTTTTGCGGTAAGGCAAACGTTTTGTTAGTCTCATCAGGAGAAGCACTTTCTTGCTTTCCTTTCTTACGTGATATTTCAAATCCAAATAGTTGAACCACCTACAATCCTCCGATAAAAAGTAGGGGAGAAGATTAATTCTCCCCTTCTTCTTATATATTAGCCGATAGGAGGCGTGAAGTTTTGTGCAACAGAAGGCGCACCTGAAGTTGAAACGCTGTCTGTTGTGTCTGATTCCCACCACTGATAGGCGAATGTTACAGCATATTCTTCAATTGTGTCGTTTGCGCCCCAATCTAGTTCGATTGGAGTAATGTCAATTGGGAACATACCTACAAACTTGTAAGCCTTAATAATGTCGCCGGTCTTACCAAACTGTGTAACAAAACCATCTTGCTGATACTGAGCAGGACTTAAAGAATTTGCTGCACGTAGGTTAGAAACGTGAGAGTTAAGTCTGCTCATCCATAGTTCGAAAGCGTTACGAACTACGAAGTCTTCGTCATTGATGATTGTTACTGTCCATTACCAGCAAACTTTAGCTCGCGGCCAAAGTAGTTGACTGGTACCTGGTTCACTGTGGAACCAGGCAACTGAGCGGTGCGGCACATGAAGTTATACTTAACTGCGGCTGTACCTAGTAGATTTCCTAAGAATGGTAGCTCACAGTTGAACAAATTTGGACGGGCACCGTCCATTGTCATCTGTGCTCTAAATTCTTGTACGTTAAATGAAGCCATTTTGGTTTACTCCTTTTGAATATTTATGCTACATTAACAATAAATTAGAACTTACCAACAACTTCTTCGAAGGCAACACCAGTTCTTACCGCTATGAAGTTCAACTGAATGAAGTTGATTGAGCGGGCAGGCTTGATGTAGATATCGCCAATGAATTCGTTACGGTCGATAACTTCAGGAGTATTGTTTGTTTCGTCGCAAACTACACGGAAGTCGTAGATACCACGACGACCTTGTACATCACGTAGATATGGTTCAATCAATGCAACAAACTGTGCGCGAGTAAATTCATCATTGAATTCAAATAGGCTGTACTTTGCAGCACGGGCAATTGCCTTTTCAAGAACAATGAATAGACGGCGAACGTTGATACGGTCGAAAGCTGATGGACGGGCCAACATGGTCTTGTCGCCATATAGGATTGTACCTTCACCACGGAAAGTTGTGATTGGGTTGATACCGTTCTTGTATAGTTCGTCACGATCTGTCTTGTCTGGGTTATAAGAAAGCTTAACAAGATTCTTGATGGCACCGCGGTTGAAACCAGCTGGTGAGAACCAAGGATCACGCTCGAAATCTGTTCTTACACATAGACCAGCAATGTCACCATTCATTGGAACCCAACGATATGTGTTGTTGTACTTGTCAAACTGATACTTCCAAGAAGAATCCATGACAGCGTATGAGGTTGAACGGCCAATAGCATTTCTGTATGAGATAGCATTGTTTGAAGCTTCGCCAACACCTACAGAAACAACGTTTGCTCTTGTTGGAGATACGAATACAACGCAGTCTTTACGGAATTCAGCTAGATTGTCAATACAGTGCTGAACAACTGCAAGGTTAGCAGAACCAGTAACAATTAGAGATACATCAATTTCTTCAGCGTTTGAGAAGCGATCATATGCAGTGATACGATTTGCATCAGTAACAGCACCTGTTGTACCACCGGAAAGAGCAACTGAGTAACTTGCATTGCCTTGGGTAAATGATGTACCTGGTGCAGCAAGGCCCCATGTAACGGTATCTGCAACGTTAGATGAAACAGACTGGGCGTGGTTAATTACATAGATGTACTTTGAACGATCATTAATTACGTTTATGTAGTAGTTTGATGAACCATCGCTTGTGATGGCATCTGATGCCTTAGACAAGTAGGCAAACTTTTCTAGAATAGTATTTGCAACACCTGTGAATCTACCATCTTCATCGATAACAACTAAGTGAAGTTCGTCGCCTACACCATTAACTGATGCGGCATATGATGAGGTATTTGGTGCGCTATTGAATTGTTCAGCATATGTCCAAAGAGTTGCGTTCCAATCTGAACGAGAAACATAGTCTGTATTTGCATACATAGAAACTCTTAGACTGTTTCCGATATCACCAGCATACTTGGCTGCAAACATACCAGCGGTGTTAGCTGCTTCTTGATTGATATAATTTGAGTTATAATCATCAGAATTTTTAATTAGAATACCGTTACCAATAGAAGCGTTCTTTGCAGTAGCGGTGCCAGCTGCACGAACGATCTTTAGATTACGAGCATAGGCCAAGAAGTTTGCTGCTGTGAAAAAGTCTGTGAAATTGGTGTTATCTGGCTTACCAAATGTATCTACCAACTCAACTTCTGAAGAAATAGTACGAATTTCTTCGAGTGGTCCCCAGTTAAAGTTGCCTACAAAGGCACCTTCAGTTGTGCCTACGGCTGGGACAATAGTTGTTAAGTCAATTTCAGATACATTTACGCCTGGTGACAGTTGAAATGGCATATTGTTTCTCCTTTTAAGAAAGATAATTCATTCTTTACATTATTTAGAAAAATGAGCATTTACAG